CTCCGGGATCTGAAAGAATTGAAGCTATGATTATTATAGGACTTGGTAAAGCCGGCTGTAACATAGCCAAAGCATTTTCTAAATTCCCCCAATACGAAACGTATAGGATAGACACCAGTGAAGACGCTGATATTACAATTGAGAAAAGAGACAGTCATGAAGATTATGATAAAAGCTTCCCTAATCTGGAAGAAGATCTTAAGTTTACTGGGGCTGATGTTAGTGTTATTGTTGCTGGAAACGGGCAAATTTCAGGCGGCATCTTACGACTATTAGAGACAATAAAGAATAACAAGGTCACAGTTTTATACATACAGCCAGATCTTGCGCTGGCTAGTGAAATACAGAAAAAGCAAGAAAGAATTGTAAGAAATGTATTACAGGAATACGCACGCTCTGGTGCCATCCAATCAATATACTTGATTGATAATCAACTAGTTGAGAAGGGGATTGGGGACGTTCCGATTATGGGATACTATGACGTCTTAAACCAAGCGATCGTAAACACAGTTCATATGATCAATGTCTTCAAGAATTCAGAGCCCGTGATAGGCAACTTTATTCATCCATCAGAGTTGAGCCGGATTGCTACGCTAGGCATCCTCAACCTTGAAAAAAACGAAGAAAAGTGGTTTTACGGCTTGACAAACCCACGAGATGTGGTATACTATTACGGTATCAATGAGGAAGAACTTAGGAAAGACGGCACGTTGTTCAAATCAATAACGGATTACGTTAAGTCTCAAGTCTCTAACGGTGTGAACGTTTCATACGGAGTGTTTAAAACAAACTATGAACAAAAATATTGTTATTGCATTAAGTATTCATCTATGGTACAATCATTTTTAGACGATCAAGAGATTAGTTGATCGTACTCTAACCCAATAAAGGAGATAAATTATGGGTATTAATCTAGACAAGATGAGAGAAAAGCTCTCATCCCTACGCGGAGAGGGAAACTCCGATTCAGTTTTCTGGCGACCAGAAGACGGTGATCAGGACATTCGCATTGTCCCGACTGCAGACGGCGACCCCTTCAAGGAGATGTGGTTTCACTATAACCTTGAGAGAGGTGGCTTCCTCTGCCCGAAGCGCAACTATGGCGATGACTGCCCGGTTTGCGAGTATGCCTCATTCCTGTGGCGCGAGGGCGTTGACAATAACGATGAGCACAGCAAGAAGACGGCAAAGAGCCTCTTCGTGCGACAGCGCTTCTTCAGCCCCGTGATGGTTCGCGGAGAAGAAGATAGAGGAATCCGAGTATGGGGCTATGGTAAGACCGCTTATGAGAACCTGCTGACGCTTGTGCTCAACCCCGAGTATGGTGATATCACTGATGCCGAGACCGGCACCGATCTCACGATGACTTACGGAAAGCCTCCGGGAGCTTCGTTCCCGCAGACGAAACTCGTTCCCCGACGCCGCTCCTCGCCACTGTGCGAGAACCTGACGCCGGATAAGTGTGCCGAGCTTCTTGACACCATTCCCGAGTTCAGTGGCCTCTTCGATCGTAAGACGACGGCCGATGTTCAGACCACTCTGGATAATTTTATTAACGCGCAAGTGGAGGACCCCGAAACTGTTAGTTCCGAAAAGGAGCAGTATGGTAAGAAGGGCACCGATACGAATGCCGTCGATAGTGCTTTCGCGGAGCTTGGGGCTCTCTAGTGAATTTCAGACAACAGGAGGTGGAACTCTTAAAACAACAAGTTCAGGCATATGAAAATATAATTGAACATTTTAAGAGGGAACTTCTTGTTGTCCAGGGAAAACTATCAAACTATCCCCCCCACAGGGAGGCACAGGGTTATCAGGTGCCTCACACTCACACACACAAAGGAGATTAGTTATGAGTAATACTAATAAAAGCGGATACCAACTTCGCCAGGAACTATTAGATCTGGCAGTTGGAATCGTTTCAGACAGACAAAACCGCCTGTTTGAAAATGAGCGTCTTAAGCCTCAAGCGGGACGAACGGTAGTTCCCCCCTACACGGCTGAAGATATTGTTGCCGAAGCCGAAAAGCTTTACGCCTTCGTTCAGAAGAAGTAAATTACTGACCCACAGGGAGGCCCAGGGTTATCAGGGGCCTCACATTAGAAAGGAAGAATTATGACTAATGCTAATTCGAATCGACTAGAACAACTGATTGTTCTCCTTGAGGATACTCGTGATGATCACGACAAGTTCTTTAACAGCTGCAACAACGCCGCTGGAACCCGTGTTCGCAAGGCGATGCAAGAAGTGAAGACGATTGCTCAAGAGCTTCGCGTCGAGGTCCAAGAGACCAAAAACGCAAACTAAACTTTGCTAGCCGCAGGGAGGCCCGGGGATACAGGGGCCTCAATTCAAATTAAAAAGGAAAAATAAATGCTTAAAACGAATAGAATTATTTTGATGGCCCTCTGTGCTCTCGGGGCGGGAGTCATTGTGGGGACTAACTTGATTGGTTGTCAGACGAGTGCTGACGACGATGACTCTGCCGTGGCTGACGACGACGACTCGGCTGGATAGAGTAAAATCCGCAGGGAGGCCCGGGGTTACAGGGGTCTCAACTTATCACAACAAAAAGGATTTAAAAATGGATGATATTGTTAAAAAACTCAAGGAACTGGGTGCCGAGGAAACAGATTTTGTTACGCTAAAGTATTCCGATGGAGCCGATGTATGGCATATTAATGAGAGTTATGTGTTAGAGACGGCAAGAGATGTAGCAACGGCCGCAAAGCTGGGAGCACTTCTGGCGTCCAAGATCCCAGTTTATGACACGACAGGCACCCCCTCCAGGGGCAGCGATGTTCTTAGTGAAATGCGCTACAGCGGTGTGCTGGATGAATATGACCACGAGGGATGGTTTGCGCAGTATCTAACCGAGCAACTTGTAGACACCATTTACGATCAGGAATATTCCCTTGACTATACTACCGAGAGATATGATTACAAGCGCGGCTTCTGTAATATTTCTACAGAAGTGCGCGTTAGTGTTGCTGACCTATATAGACTTGGTCCCAAAGCCGACTCGGTCGTCGCAGGATTTGAAGTATCTGTTGGTGTCGCCAGCGGCACCTTGACTTTGGGATAGAAAAATGACATTCATAAGCAGAGTTATCTTGGGATTTTTACTTGTGCTTTTAGTTGGAATGGCAGTCGGCCCCAACGTTGGTGGCTGTCTGGTATTTGACGACGACGACAGCGCCAATATACCCGAGAAAGAGGTTGACTACCCGTGGGAAAAATAAAATGTCACCTTTGGTAATACTTTGTTTTCTTGCGTTAACCATTTATGCGGTTGACTTGAAGCGGCAAATTCGTGAGACGAGTGAAGAGGTAACAAGAATGCACAGGGATTTTCTGGCTGAAGCCAGCCTGCGCTATGGGAGTGAATTAAATGGCGAAGAGTAAATCAAAGGCGGGCAAGATCTCAATTGATGGGTTGCGCTCCCTGATAAATAAAACATCCGGTCTTGATGTGGCCCACAATCTTAATGAGGCAAACCCGACAGAAGTGAAAGAATGGATTCCAACTGGTTCACGCTGGTTGGATTCCATCGTTTGTCGTGGGCACCTTGCCGGCATTCCCATTGGTAAGTTTACAGAGATTGCCGGCTTGGAATCAACCGGCAAATCATTTATGGCCGCACAGATCGCAGGCAATGCCCAGAAGATGGGAATGACTGTGATTTATATGGATTCAGAGTCCGCAATCGATCCGGGTTTCTTGGAGCGAGCAGGCTGTAATATAAATGATTTGATTTACGTTCAGGCACAATCTGTTGAGCACGTCTTGGAGACAGTTGAAAATGTTGTGAGTTCAGGAGCAGAGAGAACTTTGTTTATCTGGGACTCCCTTGCTATGACCCCGACCATTACGGATGTGGAGGGAGATTTTAATCCCCAATCCACGATGGCGATGAAGGCGCGTATTCTATCAAAGGGAATGTCTAAACTAACAATCCCGATTGCGAACACCAAGTCTGCTTTCCTGGTTCTCAACCAGTTGAAGACAAATATTCCACAGGGACCGAACGCTCGTATCATTGCGATGACGACACCCTTTATCACTCCTGGCGGAAAGGCTATGCATTATGTATATTCTCTGCGCATCTGGCTGACGGGACGCAAGGCTAAGGCGGCGTTCATTGAAGACGAGAGTGGCTTCCGCATCGGCTCCGAGGTGAAGGTCAAGCTTGAGAAGTCACGCTTCGGCACACAGGGACGCAACTGTGCATTCAAGATCCTATGGGGCACCGACGAGGTTGGTATCCAAGACGCCGAGAGTTGGCTGGAGGCTATCAAAGGCTCCGACAATCTTAAACAAGCAGGCGCCTGGTATACTCTGGTCTACAAAGACGGAACAGAAGAGAAGTTCCAGAGCGCTCATTGGACTTCTAAACTTGAAGATGATAAGTTTAAGAACCGAGTGTTTGAAATTATGGATGAAGAGATCATTCGTAAGTTTGACACGCGTGAGGGAAGCGCTGGGGATTTCTACGACGTAGACAAAGAATGAGACTATTTATTATACGCCCAAGGAGAAATAGTAATGAGCAAGTATTCAAGTTTTAAAAGTCATCAGTTGATAATGGAGAACTGGCGCAGATATTTAAACGAAGAGGCAGACCCTCAGAAACTGGAGCCCGAGCGCTTTCCATCTCGGCTTTCCGTTGTCGCCCAAGATCCCGAAGATGCCAAACAAGATGCCAAGAGCGGAGTTGACGATGGCGTTCCCAAGGACGACGTAATTCATGTTAACCGGGGGACGTGGAAAGTCTCTGAATTGGGACCATCCCAGAGTACAATGAATGTTCC